GCTTCCCAAACATAGATGAGTTCTGATTCAAGTTCAAATACAGACCCACTGCGATACCCGCCAAGATCGTAAGACAGCACAATAGACGTGTCGCTATCTGTGATGGTCGAAGCAAGTTTATTACGTTCCTCTACGGTCCCTGATAAAAGTTGCTGCGACACACGATTCAGAATCGTTGCCGCTGTTGTCATAGGTGCCTCTGCGCCTTCTCCCCCGTCGTTTCAGGATACACCACTCAACAGTCCCATTTACGCAAAGCCAAAGCCTTACGGGTTGGGCGACCCTTGCTGTCTTTCATCGGCCCTGGCATACCGCCCATGCGAGCACAAAAAGATTTGCGTCGAGCAGCAGACTTGGGAGACTTTTTTGCTTGGGCAGCAGACACCGGTGGCTTCAATGTCCCACCTGTTTGGGCTTTGTATGATGCACGACCTTTAGCGTTCAAACCACCCGAAGGGTTTTTGCCCTCCTTGCGTTGCCATGCTGCGGTCTTTGCCATCACTTTTTCTTTGGCTTAGCGTGCTTCAAGACTTTACTTGACGCGCTGTGCTTGGCACCGGTAAGGACCTGGCCGTCCATCCTGTGTGTGGCACCCTTGTACTCTTTGCCACTAGGCAAATAATGTTTTGACGACTTGGCCATTACTTTTTCTTCTTTGTCTTCTTGCGCAGAGTCTTGAAATCTGCACCAGTAACCTTGTCCTTCGGCTTAGCCGCAGAAGCAAGTTTGTTTTTTTTCATCGAATATTTCATTATCGGTATCCTTTCGTTTTTTTTGCTGTGTTTTTAGGTTGCTTCACGAACTGTTTACCCGCAGCATTACCTCTGGCTTTTGCACGATTGGTTGCCGCTTTCTCCGAAGGAGACAGGGCGTTCCACGCGGCGTCAGGCAGATAACGTTTCTTACCTTTCGATGGCTTGCCGTCAGAGGTGCGCCACTTTTGCGACGACCAATCCTTCAACGACTTCTGCGACTTAGCCAAAACCATTAGTTTGTGTACCCTCCGCCAGCTTTCTTGTATTGCGAAGCCAACAGTTGCGCTTTGCGTGCCGACCATTCACCAGGATCGCCACCTTTTGTACCGGCTTTGATTTTGCTGAACAGACGTTTACGCATCTCTGGTTTCGTGTAGTTGCCAGCAGCGTTCACTTTTGACTTGGTTTTCTTGGTTGCCATAGTTTTCCCACTTTCTACAATACACCAACGGGTACCCTATCGGCCTGCTTTATGACCTCAAAAGACTCAATGCGGTTTCCTTTATCCAAAATATCATAAACATTATTGCCTACAGTGTAATCAACCCCTGGAACAAAATCCCAGTGATCGTTGTTTATCCCAGCCTCACACTTGCGATTTACCCTAATTTTGAAATAACACAAAACCTTCTCGAATGTGGGCTGGTCAAGCAGATGGCCGACGGGTAGCTCGTTCAGTAGTTTGCGGCAAGAGTTCACCCAACTGTATTCAGCAACCTGACCAACCCGCCCCAACGCCTCAGCCCGATACCCGTCAGAAGCCCCACAGACCCGTCTCAGAGCCTCTACAAGCGCGTCAAGGTCGGGTTCGTCTAAACAGCCCTCAAAGTCCACAATCTCGTGAATCGTGCTCTCCTGTGAAGTTACCGGAATAACAACAGATGCAAGGTGGGCGTACTGCGCTTGCCCAGATGTCGGAGTAATAATCGTTGGGATACCCATAGCCATGGCTTGCAACGGCATCAACCCGAACCCTTCACCGCGGCTTGCCCCAATAAAACAGTCCGCCTTGTTGTACCAATCGAGAAGTTCGTCTTTATCCATGTAGCCCTTATGGATGATGATGTTTGAAGGCCAATTTCTTTTGGGGATAAACCGTTCCAACGGAACTTTGATGTGTAGTTCGGCATCAACATTTGCCAACTCAAAAGCCTTGACCACAACATCCAAACCCTTACGTCTCCACATGGACCCACCAGCATGAAACCTGAACCTGCTGTTCGTGGGCCTAGGTGTCGGTTTCCAATAGCCGACATTGACACCCAACGGCACAACACAAACATTGTCCGAATATTGGGAAAACAGTTCACGGTTGTGTTCGCAGGGAACAATGATTTTGTCGTAACAACTGAGCCACCGGTAATACCTGTTCGGTAGTTTGGTTGTTTCCCACATCGTATAAAGAACCCGATACGCGCCCTTGTAGAAGCCCATCAACCGTGACGGATCGTACATGAATACTGCAACAGAAGCATTTTTGTTTAGTTCAACATCGGCAGGCAAACCAGACTTGAACCCTTCAAGCATTGCCCCGTAACCGTACTGCGGCAAATCGGTGCCGAACCAATGCTGATAGTTCACGACTCGACGTTCACAAAATTCCATTTGTTTGCCTGTCCAAAACCTATTGTGTTGGCACCAACGGCAGCACTCCAAGCCTGCAGGTACTCGTCTATCACCGTTTCAAAATACGGGAACACATTGTCACGATAGATGGCACCAATGGTCAGAGTGGGTGTCGGCATGACCTTGATTGTTCGCATACACAAACTGGCCCAAGCCACAGAATATCTGGTATCCAATTTTGCTAAACCCAACCCCAAGTCCATGGCAGCCCTGCGCCACACCGTAGAAGTCACCGTTGTTGACGCAACCAAAACAGATTTATCTTTCAACCCATCCATGTAGTCTCGAATCAACCCATCAAACCCTGAGGTCACTTCACCGCTTTTGGCCGTGTAATGCAACACCCGATCAACACCATCCAACATCGGCAACAAAGCATCAACAGTTCCAGGCAGCATCGTGTCATCGTCACCGAACACCCAAACATATTTGCCAGTACCTTGCGTGACACCACGAAACACGTTCGGATCGCCGTCAATGTTTTTCAGACGTTTGCTGTACTGCACTTGCGGATACCTTTTGGCAAACCGTTCGGCGTAACCCTTCGGGTCGTTGTCGCTTACGATGAGTTCCACCCCGTCAACAAGTTGCGGAACGATAGAAGCCAGACACGGTTCTATGTCGGGCCGATTGTATGTCGGCACATAAATTGTTAGTAGCATCAGCTAACGATATTGGATTTGTCAGGCAGAATACCCGTGGCAACCTGCCAGTTCTCCTCAGCCCGTTTCTCAACAGTCGCAGCACCATCAATGTTCTTGGGTTGCTGACCGTCTTTACGTAACCGGCTGTAAGCCTCCAGGTCTTTGTCCAGTACGCGTTCTTTCTCAATGATCCGCTTGGATTCAGGTTTGCGTGTAGGTAGAGCCTCGGCCGACACCCTGAAATGGGCTATCTTGCACTTCCAACAACCCTCAACATCCAGACCTGGATGCACCCCTTGGTGAATCATCAGTAACTCAACCCTGCCCCGTCATAGAACGCTGCTCCACCAGTAAACGACTGACTGAACGCCAAAAGAACAATATCAAAACCGCCGATGCTGATGTCACCAAACTCAAGTTCTGCAAACAAAATGTTTGCATCCTTCGTACCGTCACCACCGTTTTGGAGTGAGATCAGTTTCATAACACCGTTGAACTCTTTGCCTTCCGTACCGGCAATCTCGTTCAACGCATACAGCAACTCTCGACCAGAAGTGCCAGCCAAAACGTTCGCAGCCCTCTGAGCCTCCAAGCCGTCGGTGCCTGCAAGTCGATTGATTTCTTTTTGGAAACTCATGTCAAGTTTGCTCCATATCCCGCGGTGGTTAGCGCCGAGGCTTCGGCGGCAGAAACGGTGTGAACATGACCGCCATGATACGTGATGGTTACGGTAGTCATATTCGCTGGCTGATTCTCCGTATACGAGTTGTCATCCAACTTGAAAACGTTGCGCCCGCGTGCAGTCGGAGCCAAAAACTTGAACAGTCGATGCTCAACGCTGAAATCATTTCGATTGGCGTACTGAACCAAATTGTCTGTCGGTGGAGTAAACGTTGCCATGCCAACAGTCTAACGCAACGCGGGTCGGGTAGAAGGGGAACTACCCGACCCTACGTTCGTCAACCTACTTCAATCGGTTCGGCTTATGCGCCGCCGAGCGATGAGGACGAGTTGATTGAGCGGAGTGCGGCTTCACGGAAGATTCCGTAGCCACCCAACCAATACCAGCCCATTGGGTTGAAACGCATGAGCGAATCAACCACTGGACCACGAACGACCTTCGGAAATGGTCCGTTGCCGTCGACGATTGAGTGAGCCTTCGCCAATGACTGACGACCCATGATGAGCGTCTGGTAAAGGTCAACCGTTGAGGCTGAGCCACCGGTGAGGTTCAGCGGAGCACGAGGCGTCTCTACGAAACGGACGGCTTCAAACGCACCGATTTCACCGTTGTAGATTGGCCCAATGTTGCTGTACACATGTGGATCACGCCACGACGCTGCACCGGTTTCACGGCGAAGGTCGTACGAAACGTCTGGATGAATGAACGCCATGTACATTCCGTTGAACGTCTGCGTGCTTGCTTTGCGCAACGCTGCCGTGACAATACGAATGTCATTGGCCTCAAGGATGTCTGAGCTTTCAACCGTTGCGTTTGATGTTGGGGTTGTTGCACCGCCACCACCGAAAACGACGTTTGATGCGGCTTTCAGAACGTTGGCGACCACAGTGTCAATTGAGGCTCCCGCGTTGTAACCGATCAGGTTGGCAGCAACAGTATCCACGTCAAGGAACGATGTTCCACGCAACTTGGCTGTCGTGTTGATTGCGTTGCCATATTCGGCAAGCGTTACTTCGATTTGGCTGTCTGCCATCGCAACCGCGGTAACATCCGAGGTTTCGGTCAATGTCGAGGTTGCTTCTGCCAGTTCACTGAAAATCGTGAACTTGACTGATGTTCCAGGCATTGATTGTGCAACTGGTTGTACGTCTGCCGCTGCGTCAAACAACAGCTCTGATCGCAACGCGAAATACGCGATTTGATCAAATGCCGTCTGGTCGACGGAGAGTGAACTTCCTTGTGTGTATGCCATGTCCTGTTATTCTTTCCCCGACAGGCCGGGGGCCTGCAGGCTAGTTGGTTTCTGTTTCTTCTCTTGCCTGAGCCAATAACGCCATCACTTCTTCTTGACTTGAGGTTTTGCGCATCTTGCTGTTCCAATCGACTGCAGGTTCGCTTGTGTCTCCAGAGCGCACCGCTTTTTGTAAACGGTTCCAGGCTTGCTGCTCTCCTTGTGTTTGAGAGTCGGTTGCCTTTTGCGCTGCTATCAGACCCGCTTCCTGAGCCGCTGCTCGAATAGCGTCTGAGTTGATTTCGCCGTCGTAGCCCTTCACGAAATATTTGGCCATTGGATTGTCAACAGGAACTCCTGCTTTCAAAAACGCCAATTCGCGTTGGGCTGCTTGGCCTTCAACTAGTTGCTTGTCACGTTCCTGAAGATCTCTTTCGAGTTTCTTCATTCGTGACCGAACAGGGTCTTTGGCTTGATCGCCAGCCTCGTCGTCATAATCATCAGTGATGTTTGACATGGCTCACTCCTTTACCCACACCACGTTGGAGGTTCGTGATGGCTGTGTTGATGTAACAATTAGAAGCGTACACGATGATTACCCGTTTTGCAAGGGGTATCTATTGGGCGGTTCCAAGACCTGTTTCTACAACCCCAGAGGTGGCTCCCCTGGTACCGGCGAAGGAGCCGCCAGCCCGGAACTCTCCGACACGTTGGGCACGGCGACGTTCCAGTTTCTTCTTGGCGTCAGGATCAAAGCCGAAGGTGGCACCCAGTTTCTCTTGTGCAGAAAGCATTTCTTCGCCACCCATCTCTTGATACAAACCTGAGAGTTGTCCTTGTGCAGCGAAAGCTTGCTGTGCTTCTTCTGGGCTGAACCCGCGAGCAATCAAGTCTTCGGCGGATTCGGCGGTCAACTGCATACCTGCTAGTTGTTGGCCACGGGCTGAAACTTTGGCTGCTTTGGCTTGACGTGTTAGCAGCGGGGCGGTCTTGTCTGGGTCCAGGAAGTAGGCAGCAAGTTGCCCTTCGCTTACTCCGTAGAGTTCCTGCATCTGGCGCTTTACCTCTGGATCGGCATCACGTACTGAACGGTAGCCCTGTTCGACTCGTTCTTGTAATTCGGATGGCGAGACATCGCTCTCAATGAGTTTGCGGAAGTCGTCTGATTGGTCATAAAAGCCCCCTGGGAGGCCGTTGGAGCGCATCAACTCGCGGTAAGAGTTCTCTAGGCCCACATACGTGGAAGGGTCCAGTTCTGGCAAACCTGCTTTGACGCGTGCTGCGTTGCCAGCAAAACGCTTCTGGTAGGCAGGTTGTTCACGGAGG